GAATTGATAAAATTTATTTTATATTAATCGTAATCATAATCATAGTAATCATCGTCGTTTGCGATAGCTTGGGCATCGTCAACATCAGTATCTTCCGTATCTTCATAATTTCCTTGATATATTAGTGGTATGGTGGACGAATGATTGATATATGGCTTGATTTCTAATAAACGAATTTTAAGTATTTCTCTATTGGCGATAATATATTGTTGGTCAGTTGTTTTAAATAACACATCATGAATAACTTTATAAATGTGAGGATTCATCAAGCTATAATTTTGAAAGCATAGTTTCATTACTTTATTTATTATTTCTATTTTTTCTTTACGCGTAGGCGGTTCATCTCTAAATATTAGCTGCCTAAACTCATTGTAAAATTTCATTTCACGCTCGTTTTTAGTCATTGACCGCGTGATACGCCTTTCTGGTTTATGTGTTTTAACAGGTAGAGTATGAATTACATGTGTTCTGCATATAGGACAATTATTATTTATATTTCTCCAAGTAGTTAAGCAGTTAATACAAAACTTATGCCCACAGTTGGTAATTACCAGATTTTCATTACAATAACATACGCCACATTCCATTTTATATTACAGTATAAAATAACCTTTTTATTTATGTATATGATTTGTTTTTATAATTACTAATTTATGTAATTAATATAATTAATTCAATTTAACTGTTTTATACATCCATACTTCCATACATTTTTATATTATATATGTATATACATGGATTTAACAAATTCGTTAAAGAAACTTACACTTATGCTTTCAAAAAAAGAAAACATGGGGCATAAAGAAAACATGGGACATGTTAATAAAAAAGGTAAAGAAGGATTTATTGGCATGGCCAGCGATAAGACCGTTCGTAATACATTTTACATCACCTATGTATTTTTTCTAACAACTGCCACAATCACTTTTATTGAATCTATGCGAACAAAAGATTTCAAAGCTCGTCATATCTTAAATTTAGAAACAGCCATATCTGTTATTGCTACCTATTTCTATGGAACATTTATTGAAAAGTTAAAGAAAAAAGAAGTTGATTATAAAGAAATAAACGAAACACGATATTTAGATTGGTCAATGACTACACCAATTATGCTTTTAGTATTGGTTTTGGCATTTTTGTATAATACTGGCGGTCGTCTACGCTTAGGTACTTATTTAGTGATTCTTATTTTAAATGGTCTTATGCTTGGTATGGGATATTTGGGAGAGATAGGAACAATCAGTAAAAACATGGGTTTCACTACTGGATTTGCCGCTTTTTTCGCAATGTATTATTACATATACGCAACATTTCTAAAGGGAAAATATAAGTTTGACAATAGTATATTATACTGGTCATTCTTTATTTTGTGGAGTATGTATGGCGTTCTTTACATGATGGATGAGAAAAGCAAAAATGTTGGTTTTAATATCTTGGACTTGTTTGCAAAATGTTTTGTAGGTATCTTTTTCTGGGCTTACTTTACCAAGGTTATCACTTTGTAATTTATATTTTTATTTTTAACAGTATTGCGTAAAAGGTAAAATAATAGTAAGTAGTAATATATAATTAATTTTTGTCTAATTTTATATTATATTAACAATGTCTGGTTTACTACTCACATCAGATAATGTATATGGTTTAGTAAATCCACCACCAGATCCAGTAGATGACTTGCCAGAATCACATCAAACCATAGGGTCTGCTGCTGTAAGATGGGATTATTTTCTAGATTTATCAAACAATATTGGCGACCATTTAGTTGCCGGAAACAATGTTACTATAACAGGAAATGTCATATCTGTATTATCAACAGCAGATAGTTCCGGTTCATCTGTGTCAACATCCACGGTTATTTCAAGAGCTAAACTTACCAATGTTGATTTGTGTAATAATCGTTTTATTGAATTAACATTTAGTTCTGAAATCGCATATCTAGAAACATACGATCTGGCAAATTTCACTGTAAAACAAAATGAAATCGATGTCCCATTGGGAGAGATATATATTAAAGATGGAAAGGTAAATATTTCGTTGGACTACAGTGCAAACGCAGTAACCGACGCTTCATCTAATGTCCATCTAGTTAATCCGAACGATATATCCGGTCAAGTTTACTTTGAAACATTTAATGATACTAGACACATCGGTAATTTTCAAACAGAAGGCACATTTGAAGCCGGTGTAAATAACATCGGTTACAGTAAAAAAGGGGTTTCTGGAGAAGGGTTGTTTAATTTAACCAGTTCTCATATGCCAAATGGTGTAAAAGCCATCTCTTTTTGGGTAAAAGATTATGAATGTTTGCAAGAAAACTGGTTTTTAGTAAGTGATATCACAAGATTAAACGGTTATGCGATTGAATTATTTGTAGATAGCACAAACAATCGTTTGGCTGGATATGGTGACAATTTAAAAAAAATATATGTAGATGGTAATGAATATAGTATAAACCTCAATAATAGCAACTTACCATTTACTCCATTCGATATTACACCTACTTTAAACGCATCTTCATTTACAGGATGGCATCATGTTTATATTGAATCTAAAACCACATTTGCCGACATAGAACTGTTGTCTAGAAGTGGAGATAACAATAGTTTAGGTTCAATCGATGAGATTAGAATGTTTAATCGAGCTTTAACAACTGTAGAAATATCGGGTCTCGCAGTGCTTCCATATTTAAATACAATAGACAATTTAACGGAAGTAGAAGTAAAATATGTAAGGGATATGGGAACAAAAGATAATTTAAAAATTGGATCGGGAGATGAAATACAACAATTTATTTATTATAATGGAACCGAATATTACATCAATGATGTATTGGATTATTTAAAGCGCGTCGATTTAAGTTTAAACGCTATTGTAAGTGATATTAGCGATTTATCGCAAAATGTAAATGTTCGATTGCAAAACTTATCTACTTCCATGACCGAAAGTATTGTCCCAGTTTTAACCGATGTAAGCTTAAACAACGGAACGATTGAGTTAAATTTCACAAAGGATATTAGCAGCCAAACGACATATGATATATCGAATTTCACTATACGTTATAATGACAGTACCCAACCATATAATACCTTAAACATTGAAAATGGAAATGTTGTTTTAAAATATATTACTGAAACAGGTAATGGCACCACTATATTAAGTGGCACCAGTTCATCAATATATTCAAATCAAACATATAGCGCATCCAGCGAACAAACATCTACCTCTTCAACAGCAGACAAAGGATTTGATAATCAAGTGTCAGCACAAGATACACACACATGGAAATCTAACACCGGATTATATTTGTCGTCACAAGGAAACGCTAGTTCATTTTTATCATCGCAAATATTTTACGAAGATTTTGAAGATCAAGATATATCCGGATCACAAACCACCGCAAGTATTGTTACAGGAGGGAGAGATGGCACCGGATATGCACTAGAAGGCGATAATTCGCAAGACGGACAAGTATGGTGGCAGACTACAAGTGATAGTTTGCCAACCGATATATCATCTATTAGTTTTTGGCATTACGCAGTGGAACAAGGTTCGACAGATATACCTCAATTAATGAGAATTGGTAGTAATGGAAGTTATTTTGCTATGGATTTAATAAATTCATCTGTAAAGTATTATATCGCAAATGGCAGCGGTCAAATCGCAAAATGGTATATAGATGGAAACGAAAGATCATTAGATGTAGTTGCAAATGGTAATTCAAGTGCTTTTTATGTAAATACAACATTAAACGCTTGGCATCATCACTATTTTGAATTTACAACTTCTCCAACAGAATTAAGGTGGTTTGGATATAGTTTAAACATTGGATCTAGATATAGAGGAACTGGTAAACTCGATGAACTTCGCATGTTTAATGTGGATTTAACATCTAGCCAAGTATCCGATTTATGTAATAATATACTTGTAGAAACAGTTCCTGAATCAAATTATGGTTTATATGATGGCACATCAACTACACAAGGCTATTCAGGTGAATGGATACAAATTAACATGGGAGATTCTACTACAAAAGTAAATTCATTTACTATTAAACCACAAAACGACACCACTACCGCTGTTGTAAATAGCCATCCTAAAGAATTTAAAATGTTTGCTTCTAATAATTCTTCTACTTGGACAGAAATATCACATGTTTCTGATTTAAGTGATGAAACTTGGTATACTAATAGTTTATTTCAAAATTATACAGTATCTCTTAATACACCACTTGAATATCAATATTGGAGATTGGTTGTATCTAAAGTAATCGATGCGACACAAGTATCAATTGGTGAATTAGAATTAAATGGGTTTATTATCACAAATGTAGCACAAACATTTACAGATGTAAATAAGTTGGAAATCGCATATCGAAAAGATACGGATTCCACAAAAAACCTGGTTGATTTAATTGGCGGGGGAGAGATAAATGAATTTATTTACAAGGGGCTTGGTTTAACAAATATCAATAAAGAATCATTTACCGATTTATCAGATGTTAGCGTAAATAATATTATAGAAGGACAGTTTGTAAAATACGATGGAACACATTTTGTGCCTACAAATGATATTTCCGATATTTCTCAGAACTTGGCGGATGAAATAAGTCGAGTAGATAGTGATATATCATCGATTAATACTCAATTAACAGCATTACTAGTTGATGCACCGGCCACTTTGGATTCATTAAAAGAAATTGCAGATGTGTTGGGTGATCCGACTGACGCAAGTGGTGGTTTGGGGACTATTTTAAATAAAATAGAAGACATTTCACAAGATATACGAAATCTTTCCGTTCAATCGAGTGGTGCTGTCGGCGATTTATCTGGTCAAACAAGTCAAGTGATCACCGATCTTTCTACGAATATACATAATAGAATACACACAAGTGGCACCAATCTAACATTTTTTGAAATAATGACACGACAACCTTCTACTTTCTCTCCTAGTGGCGAAGTTGCTTCTACGGCTGGAAATGTAGAAATCAATTGGACATATGATAATATATTAGCAAACGCAACTAACACAATACTTGCCAAACTTGCATTTCAAAACTCTCTGAAAAGTAAAAATATTCCATTTATTGACACCATCACTATTGAAATATCTGGAAATATTAACACTGGTAATTCAACTTATGACAATAATTCAAATTCATGGATTACATTTACGACTGGAATATGGCCGAAAACATTTTCTTCTTCCGAAGATTACAACACCTCTACCTATAAAACATTAACCATCAATAAAGTTAGCCAAGAACAAGCCAATTCAAATTCTATTAATAATATTTTAAGTAAAACCGATCCATTTGATGTTAGAATATATGGAACAAATTATGCGGAAAACTTCCCAACAGTTGACAATCGTTCCCTTTATTTTTATGATTTATCATTTGTCACTGCTTTGGCTCCTGCTGCCCCCGAATTTTCTTCTGAAAATGCTATTTCATCGGATAGTGCCATTACATTTGTATATTATGTTACTGAAACCGAGTTAAATAATGCTAGTTCGGCTGGTGTTTTAATTGACGCATCCAATACTTATTTTGACTTTGAAACGACATCGTCAAGTGTAAGTGGTATTGCGATTACAAATACAAATATACAAACAAATACAAGTATATCTAATGTGGGGCGAAATACAAATTATTCGATTGCGACTAGTAGTTTACGAGCGGGAACAAAATACCGATTTTTTACGGCGGCAAGAAATAATTTAACATCTGCATCTTCTTATTCGGCAAATTCTACAACCATCACATCATCCTTTACACGATTACCAAGTAGTACTGGTTCAACACCTACATCATCATGGTTTACTGTTTCAACTTATGCATATCGAATATCGACACCAACAGGTGGTAGTTGGGCGGGAGATAATTTAAACAAT